CCAAGTTCCAGCGTTTACACCATTGATAAGTGTTACGCTATCTGTTGCTGCTGTTAAGACTTCGCTTACTGTTTGTGCCATATTATTCTCCTTTTAAATTAAGTTTCTAATGCTTCTATTCTAGTAATTAGAGCATCTATTTTATCATCAGCTTCTTGCAAAGCTTTAACTAGAATTGGTATTAATGCTGCTTCTGCTACTTCTTGTGAACCATCTTCTCTTTCGTCCCAAAGTCTAAAGCCATCTTTAATACTGCTATGAGCATCAATGGCTGCTTTAACTTCTTGAGCTATAAAGCCATGGTTGGTGTTAGAGTTTTTAAAGACTTCTGTTGAGTCAGCTTTGTAAGCACTAAAGGATTCAGGTAGTTCGTTAAGATTTTTGTATTTAAAAGTACGAGGCTGTAAAGCATTAACAAAGCTAAGACCTGCTGTAGAGTCTGTAATGTCTTTTTTGTATCTTTCATCAGATACTGTTGCCCATGTTGCAACTCCGTGTTGTGCTCTTATATCAGACGTGTTAATTCCAATAGTTGCATATCCTTGTTCTGCATCAATATTATAACCAATTCCGATTGCGTTACTAGTATTTGATGCAGTAGCATCTATATAATTACCAATTAAGATATTATTATCACCTGTCTGTAAACTTGTAGAATGTGTTCCTGCTTCAAAACCTATGAAAATATTATTGTCACCTGTGGTTATTGCACCACCAGCAAATTGACCAATACTAGTATTATTAAAACCTGTAGTGTTTGATGATAAAGCTGACTTACCTACTGCTGTGTTTGAATAACCTGTAGTGTTTGCTGGTAAAGCTGCTCTTCCAATTGCTGTGTTATTACTTGCTGTCGTGTTAGTATTTAAAGCACCCACACCAATTGCTACGTTATCCCCACCTGTAGTGTTTGCTAACATAGCAGATTCACCCATAGCTACACTATTTCCACCAGTTGTATTAGCTCCCATGCAATCATAACCAACGGCTGTATTAAAAGGTCCTGTAGTATTTGCGTCTAAAGCACCAACACCAACTGCTGTATTTTTAAAACCTGTAGTGTTTGCTAAAAGAGCTGAATGACCAACTGCTGTGTTGTTAGCACCTGTAGTGTTATCTGTAAGTGCTATATAACCAAGTGCTGTATTGTTACTTGCCGTTGTATTTTTACCTAATGCAGCATTACCCATAGCTACATTTTGACCACCAGTTGTATTTGCATCTAAACTAGAGGAACCAACTGCTGTATTCTGTGTACCTTCAGTGTTTTCTTGTAATGCTGCGTTACCAACTGCGGTATTATTAGCACCTGTGGTGTTTGCTGCTAAAGCACTTAAACCAACTGCGGTATTATTGTCTGCTGTATTGTTGAATAAACTATTGTATCCAATAGCAGTATTTCCATCATTTGTTGAATTAAAATATAGGGCATAACCACCAACTGCTGTGTTTTGAGTTCCTGTAGTATTAGTTGTCATGGTTCTATGACCAATTGATACATTGTTTGGTGCTGTCGTATTATTCAATAATGATTGGTAACCCATAGCTACGTTATCAGCACCTGTAGTGTTTGCTAGTAAAGCACTTTTACCAACAGCTATGTTTTTTTCACCAGAAGTATTTGCATTAAGTGCTGTTTGTCCTACTGCTGTGTTGTCATTTGCTGTTGTGGCTACACTTAAAGTACCATAACCAATCGCTGTATTTCTTACTCCTGTAGTAATAGCATCACCAGCCAAAGAACCTATAGCAGTATTTTCTGTACCTGTAGTGTTTGCGTTTAGTGCAAAATAACCAATTGCGGTGTTGTCATTACCAGTAGTATTATCGCCTAATGTTATATAACCTAAAGCAGTATTATTAGCACCAGTTGTATTGTTAGGTAATGAAACATAACCGACTGCTGTGTTTCCACTAGCTGTTGTATTATCTTCTAATGCTCTTACACCAACAGCCACATTATTAGCACCTGTAGTGTTTGATACTAAAGCATCTTTACCTACTGCTGTATTGTTTGTACCTGTGGTGTTATCTGATAAAGCATTAAAACCAACTGAGGTGTTGTTATCTGCTGTTGTTGCAGAATATAGTGCGTTTTTACCAACTGCTGTATTGTAATCGCCTGTTGTGTTTGATAATAAAGTATTAGCACCTAAAGCTGTATTGTCAAAACCTGTAGTGTTTGCTGCTAATGCTTGTAAACCTACTGCGGTATTATTTGAACCTTCTGTGTTTAATAATAATGCGTTTACACCAAACCCTGAGTTGCCTGAACCAGTAGTGTTTGAGTAAAGCGTTTGTGCTCCAAAAGCATTATTGTTAATTCCTGTAGTATTTGTATATAACGAATACCAACCAAATCCTGCGTTTTGAGTACCTGTTGTATTAGAGCCAACAGATGAAAAACCAAAAGCATCATTTGGACTACCTGTAGTGTTTGCTGCAAGAGCAGAGTTACCAACTGCTGTATTATTTGATGCAGTTGTATTTGCACCTAAAGCAGAATTACCTACAGCAACATTACTACCACCCTCTGTATTAGCACTTAATGAAGCAACTCCTAATCCAACATTTCCTCCTCCAGTGGTTATCGCACCTCCTGCATTAACACCCACCAAAGTGTTAGATGCTGCAGTAGTAATAGCATCTCCTGCATTATGACCTAAAACAGTGTTATTAAAACCACTAGTTACACTAGATAATGCAGCATCACCAAGAGCTACATTTTGACTACCAGTTGGATAATTACCATCAAGTTTAATTGTTCCACCGTCTACTGAGACGTTACCATTTACAGTTAAACCTGTAAGAGTTCCTACGCTAGTTATGTTTGTTTGAGCTGCTGTAGTAAGAGTACCAGCTATATTGGTTGCTGTTAAATCGCCAACATTAAGACTAGCAAAAGCGTCAACAACTGCTGCTCCAGAACCTGCTCCGTCTGAATAAATTACTTTTACATCTCCGTTAGGTACGGTTACGTTAGCACCACTACCTTGGGATATGCTTATTGATTGAGATCCAGATGTTGCATTTTCAATAATCCATATTTTTGATACGGTATTAGGTGCAATCGTAAGAGTCCTGGTTGCTGTTAAGCTAACGCCAGAAGTTACTTTGACGTAAAGACTTCTGTAAGGATCTGTAGCACCGTCAGCTATTATTTCTGTTTTATCAGCATCTGAATCAAAAGTTGCAACAGTAGCATAACTAAATGCTTCTGCTATTAATTCTAAATTTGTGTTTGTACTTGTACCCCAAGTACCTGATTCATCACCTGTAGTGATTTCTTTTAATCTTAAATCATTTACATATGTAGCCATATTGTCCTCCGACTATCTTGATTGTACACTATATTTTTAAAAATTTTAAGCAACTTCTTTCCAATTTGGTGTTTGTGTATCTGATATATTAGTATATCCTGGTGTTTGAGTTGTTGTAACTCCTAAATAATTTGGTGTTTGAGAATCATCAACTAATCCCCAAACATTTACAATATTTACCTCTGCCGTTGCACTTACTCCTGTAGGAACAACTACAGCTTTAGCTATCGGAGTTACAGAGCCTAAACTTGTTGTGCCTGCGAAACCTGTAACAGCTATTGTATTAGAAGATTTTTGAGTTACTGTACCTAAAGTAGAAGTGCCGCTTATACCAGTAACAGCTACATTGGCACCTGCGGTTACTGTTTCGTCACCTAAACTTGTAACCGAAGCTACAGCGGTAACACCTGTAACAGCAGCACCTGCTGTGATTGCATTACCTAATGCTGAAGTACCTGCGTTACCTGTAACAGAAGTATTTGAATCTGCTATTACAGTTTCATCTCCTAGTGTGCTTGTACCAGCAATACCTGTAGGTGAAATATTAGCTGTACCTGTTACTGTTTCGTCACCTAACGTTCCTGTTGATGAAACTCCTGTAGGTGAAACAATAGCTTTAGCTACTACGCTTTCATTTCCTAATGTTCCTGTTCCAGCGACACCCGTAGGTAAAATAACAGCAGTACCCGTTACTGTTTCATTACCTAAAGAAGAAGTAGCACTTAGACCAGTAACACTTACATCAGCGTTAGCTGCGATTGTTTCGTTACCTAAGGTAGCAGTTCCTGATACACCTGTAAGTGTTATATTAGCTTCTGTAACAATAGAAACACTGTTAACAGAACCTGTAGCCGATACACCAGTTAATTCAACAGGTACAGATGTGCCCCAAGCACCGTCGCCCCAAGCACCTCTGCCCCAGCCTGTTATATCAGCCATGAGCTACTAAGCTATTCTTATAATTGCGTTAGAAGCGTCTGCTGTTGGGAATTGAATAGTGAAATCACCTGCTGTTGAAGTCTTATCTCCACCGAAATCTAAAACACATACTGAAGGGTCTGAAGCTGCAGCTTCATTATAAATTAATGCACCTCTTGCAGTAATTGTAGCTGTACTGAAAGTTAAATCATTAAAATCAGTTAAAGCTGTTGTTCCTGATGTTGTTGGGGTGACACTTGTTAAAAAAGCACCTTTTGCAGTATATCCAGTTCCACTCACTTCATTAGTTGCTGTATATGCAGTTGTACTTGCGTCTAAAGAAGCTGAACTTGTATATAAAGCTAATTTAAAAACATCACTTGCTGCGGTAAAATCATGTGTAGCAGTCATTAATTCTTTTTTAAATGAAGTACACATTGCTTGTGTTATTGCCATTATAGTCTCCTAATAATATTAGCCATTTCTTTATGACCTTGTTTTTCTAATAAACCTGCTACAGTTGCTCTGTCACTAGCAATAGCTTGTTTTATGTATAATAAAATAACTTGTTGGATAGTATCTTTAAATGCTTCTGCTTGGGCTTTTACCATAGGGTCAGCATTATCACTTATACCAATAAGTTTTTCTACTAATCTTTCTGTCCAATATTCAGGACTTAAACCTTTATTTTCTGTTGTTTGCACGTTAACAGTACCTAATGTTGGTTTTACGTCTACACTAAACATTCGGTGCTCCTATACTAAGTTTTACTTGGTCGGCACGTGCTTCGTCTCTTAAATTTTTAAACTCTCCTAAAAGTTTTAAAGTAGCTAAAGCTTCTTGATATCTAGTTTCATATAAAGCTATTGTATTAGGGTCTTGTTTTAAAAAGTATGCTCCTTCTACTAAAGAACCGTATAACATCGCATTAGGTGCGTTTTCTGATAACCAACTTTGACCACTATCTCCTAAAGTTGTAAGAGAATTAGGTCTGTAATAGTAATGTAGTTCAACGTTATAATTACTATCAGGAGTTGGAGCTACTATAAAACTGTCCTCATCAAACTGTGCATAGTAAAGGGGTTTGCCTGTTGTTGCGGCTTGTGGTGTGTAATCTCTTATATATGAAACTTGTTTTAATAATAGGTAAGAATAATTATTACTACCATCTATCACAGCTAAACTAAACGATGATAAATAATCGTCAGGCGTAGATAAGTATGTATTATCTGATGTAAGAGTACCTGAAACATTTTTACGGAATACAGGTAATTGAACGTTTTTTAAAATACGTTCTTCAGTAGTTTGAATGAAATTATCTAAATTATTTACAAAAGTTGTTTCAGAACTATCTAAATAATCCTGAATTGCTGTTTTTAAACTACTATACGTAAATCCTGCCATTATGTAATACTCACTGTAACGCTACCTAAAGCACTTGTTACTTTTTGTCCCTCTAGTTTACTACCAATAGGGTCACTTTGAAAAGTCATACCTGCCGCTGATTGGTTTGTAGTTTTTACTAAACCCAGTTGTGATTGCGGTAAAGTTACTTCTGGTCTAGGTTGGTGTAATGCTTCTGCATCCGCAGTTAAAGGTGGTGGGTCAAGTTGCGGGTGTTTAGGCTCGTAACATTCATGACATACCTTAGAATTATCCCAAGTCATTCTAGCGTTTGTGTATTTGTATCTAAAACCACAAGTATCGCAAATAAAATAAGCGTATTTACCAGAAGCGTAAGACATTATATATATTCTCTTTTAGGTACAATCCTTAAAGGAGACCTATCTTCATCGTATTTTAATGCGTTTAATAAATCTTGTTCGTACTGTTGTTTTAGTATCGGTAATTTTTGTGTATTCTTTTTTAAACATAAATAATACGCTAAACCAGAAACTAAACAGGGAAGAAATCTGTTTGGTATATCTATATCTTGTGCAGCAGCATCAACATCCTCTATTGTACGCCAAACATAGTAAATGAGTTTGTCAGTCGAATTCTCTGGTGTTGGGTATAAATGTATTTTTGGTGTTGTATGTCTTTCGAGCCAGTATTGGGTTGGTCTAGCTTTTGTTGATTTATTAGGAATACCAACGTATTCGTTTCTATCTATTCTACTTATACTGTAGTCTGTAACAACATTATTAACTGTTTTTTCTATATAAGCGTCTAATATATCAATATCAAAAGTATTAATACTATATTCATTAGTACCTTCAGTAAGGGTTAGCTCTACCTTACTTACTTCCCACATTTGTATGCCTCTATTATTCCAATCGGCAAACATTATATTTAAAGAACGTCTAGCAGTTACTGAATCATAAGACGTACGAGCTTCTAAACCTGCAAGTTCGTACGCCTCTTCGATTGCGTTTGCAACATTAACTGAAAAAGCTCTTGTGCCCGATGTCGCCATTAGTTGTAATAAGCTACAAAGAAATCACAATTAGCTAAAACAACATAAGCACCAGTTTCAAACTTTACACCGTCATTAGGTATATAGTGGTCGAAACTTTCATTTGCTGCAGAACCAAATTTAAAATGTATTAATAGTTTAGTACCAGAAGCACTAGTGCCATCATATATTTTAATTTCACCATCAGCAGCACTTGCTTGTGCTTGTATTGATTGAATTCTTATAGGTCCTAAATTGGTAGCAGTACCTGCACCGCTACCAATAAAACCTTGTAATTGTCCAGTTGCAGTTAAAGCTTTAGACGCTTTTACATCTGATGAACTCATACTATTCTCCTAAATTAAGAACCTGAGAATGGTGTTACTAAAGTTCCTGAACCAAGTATAATTCCTTCTACAGCATATTTTGCTGAACCAATTGCAGTAACTTTAATAATACTTCCTGCTAATCCACCTTGAGTTGTGCCGTTCAGAGTAATAATATCGTTAGCTGCACCTGAAATAAAAGTTTTACCTGTTGCGTTATTTACACCTGTATATAACCCACCAACAAACTTGTCAGTACCATCAGTAACAATAGTCAAACTAGTTGCTGCTGTTTCTATTACAAAAGTAAAAGTAGCACCTAAATTATTAGTTTGGTTTGGGTCGTCGTCTCTTCCAGGAGCAGTTGCATCAATACTTGGTAAAGTAAAGGCACCATCTGCATCATTACAAGTTAAAACTTTACCTGAATGTGCTGCTACTGTAAGTGTTGTGTCTGCAGTTAAACTAACAACGTTAGCATTTCCTGCTGAAATAAATCCTGCTAATGATTTTACAGGACCTGAAAATGTGCTTTTTGCCATATTAAGTCTCCTTAACAAATCTATCGTCTTGGCGTGTCTGCTAGGGCAGTCGATAGATAGTTAATATATATCCCTAGTTCTGTCTACATTTTATATTATTAAATACAAAAAAGAAAGGGGACCGAAGTCCCCTTAAACAAATAAGCTTGTTTACGCTCCAGGAGAGCCAAAAATACCTCTCCAATCACTGAAACCAAAACTATATCTTTCTCTAGCTTTATATCTAACATTACCTGTTTCGAAATCACCTTCCATACTTGTTTGTACTGGTGTTCTAACAAAATGTTTTAAGCCATTAGGGACATCTGTTTTGATAAAGAATGCGTCTGTATCAGTCAGATAGTTGTTAACAACGTAACCTTGTGGGACCATACCCATATTTCTGATTGCGTTGATATCGTTATCTGAAGTTGACACACGACCAGGAGACTCCATAAGTCTATCAGCTACAAATTGTAATGCTGGTGGAATTATAAGCTTAGTAGCTTGTGCATTGATTTTTAAACCTCTTTCATCTTTAAAATCAGCAATATCAATTAATGCTTGTTCTAAAGAAGTTTCGTTTAAATCCGCAGCTGTTGCTAACTCGTTTCTTAAATCGATGTTACCTACAGTTGGGTGGTCAGTTGCACATAGTTCCTTACCGTCGCCTCCAACAAAGGATGAATTAAAAGCGTTGTTTAAAACATTAGCTGCTTTAACTTGCTTTGTTGTATTCATTGACCTTGCCAGTGCTCTTGTGTATCTTGAAGAAAGAGTATCGTAAAGATTATCCTCTATTGCTTCTTCAGTCAACGCGAAAGCTAATGCTACGGTTTCGTGTGTATATCTTGATGTAAACGATTCCTGTGCAGTATCATAAACAACAGCGGCTCCCTCACCTTTAGTAGGTGCTTCGCCAAAACCTGAAAGCATAACTTCTTCTTCAAAAGCTCTTTCTGAACTTTCTGTGTCGAAGATTTCTTTATGTTGGTTTTCATAACTGTCGTATTCTAATCCAAAGAGTGCGTGCAAGCCAGGAACTAGCTCTTTGACTAGTTGTGCTCTGTTAATTGCCATTATATACTCCTATATTAGACTGCAAAAGTGTTAGTTGGGAACGAGAATAGAGCTCTAGCGTTAGCACCAATCGAATTGCTTGGATTTGACGCAAAGCCTACACATAATGCCACACCACTAGATGTAGTTGCTGTAACACCCTCTTTAGACCTACCAGTAACTGTGCTACCAGCAGTTGTAGAAAGAGTGTATTTGTTGCCGATAAAACTTACAGCAGGTGTTCCTGCAGTAAATTGAGCTTCGTATACAATTCCAGGGTCGTTGTATACTAAAGCTTCGGCGTCAGCACTACCTTGTGTTGCGGTACTCGCTGTCCACACTTTAGAAAACGTAGGTGTACCATCAGACGCTGTATAAAATACCCCGTAAAACACACCTATAGGTGTACTAGTCGCTCCTGCTTGTTCAACGTAACCGCTAGAAAGAGTAACAACATCTCCACTAAATATTGAAGTGCCGTAACCACTTGCGATTCTCATTTTTGCAGGACGAATAACACCACCATAGATATGGTACGCAGGGGTAAAACCATCAGGGGCGTTTGTATTTGCCATGATTTTCTCCTAAGTTTTTATAGTTAATATTAATCGTCGGAACATTCTAACTATCGTTTGAATTATTCCTACTACCAAATTCGACCTTAGAAGACCTTTTTATATCACTTTGTTTCAAAGGCATTCTTGGGTCACTTTCTCGCATAAGATTCTGGTCAACACCGTCGATAGCAGACTTTGCCTGCTGTGCAAAATAATCATTTCTTGATTGTGCGGTTTCTTCAGGAACTTTAGCGAGTATTAGTCCTCCAACACCAATAACCCCTTTATTTCTTCCGTGGTCAATACTAGGTGCTTCGAAATCAGGATAATCTTCTGCTCTCACAGGTTCATAGCCTTCTCTAATACGTTTAGACATATTAGATTTATCATCGTTACCTCTAGTAGCTTCACGAATCCATCTGAATTTATATCCAGGAGGAGGTGTGGGTGCATCTAACATAGATGGGGGTGTCCAAGGTTTTCTGCGAGTTTGAGAGTCTCGTGTCTCTGCAGACCTAGAGTTTCTGTCTGTGGCGACTTCAGTTTTATTAATTTCTTCTGTCATTTTATACTCCTTCGATATGCTTAGCATATTCGGTTAATGGAACGCCTAGTCTTTTAGCTATTGCTACTTGACTTGGTGTTAATTTTACTTTGCGTGCACCTTTCTTACCTGCAACTCCAGGAGTTGAGGCAGCAACCTGTTGCACGGGGGCTTGTTGCTCTTGCGAAAACTTTGTAGGAAAATTTTGTTTCATCCTTTTATCTACTTCTTTATAGTATTCGTCGGAGGTCGGGTCATATCCCTGTTCTTCGACTAATTCTCTATGTATACAAAAAGCTGCAAAAGTCAT